CTGGCAACGCTGCTATAACTGGTTCATTCTCTGCCGCCAACGTATACGCAAACAATATCTCTGGTGGAAACAATACAGTAGCGGCTCCACTGGCAGTAGTAACTAATACTACTTTCAGCGCAAACGTTACTATGACTGGAGCTAGAACCAACCTCGGTCTGCCTGCAAACGTAGCCATACAGGGCGGTAACTCTACTTTCAGGGTACTGACTGTAAACAGCTCTGCCAGCAATACTATGTACGTTGGTCAGATAAGCTTTGCAGACCACTCGGACGCCAATGTTGCTTCTCCAGCCAACGGTCACGTCTTGGTATACAGCACAGCAAACGGCTGGTACAACACGAACACAGTAAACATAAATACCTCAACTGGAATCATCTCGGCGTCTGGATTCCAGTACTCGAATGGTCAGACCTTCAGCGCATTGAAGGTCTACTATGCAAACGGCACGCAAGCATTCCCATAAGATCGTGAATTAATGGCCACTCAATTAAAGATCAATTCAACAACTCCAAAGTCTCTAGCAGAGATGTCGAGCGCCGATCTAGACTACTCGGTGCACCAGATTCTGTCTGCCTTTGCATCTTCGGATACCGACATCGGATCTATTCAGGTCAACCCAGCTATTACTACAGGCTTGACTCTAATTGGCACGTTTACTGATACATACTTGAACGCTACGCCCGGCCAGCACCCGATCGGAACCACGCCAGTATCGACTACTTACAACTTCTACCAGAACCTCGGTTCTGCTTCCGAGTCACTCACCAGACCTATAGAGTACAGCTCTGGAATAAGTGAGCAGACTGATACTAACTTAAACGCTAGCATCATAAGCAGGGCACTCGCTAACCTAGTATCTACTGGAATAGGAAGCTACCAGCTGAGCCCTACAGCACCTACGGGCGGTACGTGGGCGTCTAAGTCTACTCTAACCAACTATCTAGACTCTGCTACTACAAACGTTACATACCTATGGAAGAAGACAGCGGCCGCGTCTACTCCGTCTACCGTGCGCCCTCTAAAGATAGACACTACGACGAGTCCAAAGTCTCTAAAGGAGATGTCGGACTCAGAGATACAGTCCTTAGCTGCAAGACTCAAGAACCAGCTCGTGTCTACTGGAATCGGTAAGTGCGCTGTACAGGCAACAGCGCCTACTAGTGGTGGGACGTGGGTCGCCGAGGGTGTCGGATTCGTCGACACTACTAGGACTACTTCTACCCAGTCATATACGGGATCATACACAGGATCATATTCAGGAACGTACACTGGAACTTATTCTGGTGAAGTCACTAAGTACTTTACTGGATACTATACGGGTTCATATTCTGGAGCTTATTCAGGCAGCTATTCCGGCATCACATTAAATAATGATACATCTACAGTATCAACAGTATACCTATGGGTAAGGACGGCTTAAAGATGACAAGACAGATTATAGATCCAAGGTGGGCAAACGAAGAGAAGACTCACATCATCGCTGGATTCAAGTACGATGACGGGAGGCTGATCACTGCTTCCATCACGAACGTAGGCGATGCTGTAGCCAATCCGGACTGGGCAGAGATCATCGAGACTTTCGGAGTTGAGCAGCTCGACGCAAACACCGAGAAGGCAAACTCAGAACACTCGGCTAGAAAGCAGGCTAGGTTTGATCAGGCTGCGCAGGAAGCAGATAGAAAAAAGAAAGAAGCTATCTTCAACGCAAAGGCTGAGGCTTTCGACATCGATCTCGTAAAGAACTCTAAGAACAGAGAAGTAAAGAACAAGATCCGCCGCGCTTCTTCTATCATGGAAGTAATGGTGTACACTGCCATGCTCCACATGATGGAAGACCCACTGGCAAATCCAGTCAACGATACTATGGACGACTCCTCGGCATCAGCGAACGACTGATATGCCGGACTTTGGCTATGTGTATGTGGCGTCGCTCTCCAGTGCGTACTATAAGGCAGCAGTAGATTCTGCAATATCGCTTCGGGACCACTATCCCGAAGCCGACATCACCCTCTTCACTCACGAGAAATTCTTAAAAGAATCTGACAGAAGATTCTTTAACAATGTCGTGACTGGAATTCCCGTGCATTCAAGGGCAAAGATGTGGGGGATGGCGAGGTCACCGTATAAGAAGACCCTGTACCTAGACGGTGACACTGAGATCAGGTCTGAGAATATCAAAAATGTAGTTGACATCCTAGAAGACCGTGATATAATGTTTACTAAGATCATAGCGCATGTTAGTAAGACTCGCAGGATAGACCATGACAGCGACTTAGAATACCATGGTGGTATAATCCTCTACAATACTGAGAAGCTTACCGTAGACTTAATAGACAGCTGGTATGATCTCTATACAGTACAGAAGACCTGTGACTGGTCTACGTCTATGTTCTCCATGTATGACAGGAAGATGCAGCCGTGGGACCAGTTTACGATATGGTACCTCTTAAATAGAGATGACAGGTACAAGAATATAAAGCATGGATTCTTTCCCAACGGCGGTCACGAGTACAACTACATATACCTACTCGAAGAAGACAGGCCAGAGAATGCGCCATATAGAGACCTTGAGCAGATAATCTATCACTATACTATACCAGCGAGCAGAGTCAATGAAGGCTATATCATCCCTCCACCCGGATCTACTTCAGATTTTAACTGAGTTCAGCGACTTCTTCTACGGTAGAGACTTCTCTCACCTTGAAGACTACATGGGCCACGACCCAAAGATGAAGGACATCATCGTCAGAGACAAGCGTGACGAGGCCGTCTCTATGGAGTACTTGAAGTCTGCACTACCTACACCTACTAGGTACGGCTTTCCAAGAAACAGCTGGGGTCTAGAACTGTCTCACGAGAAGCAGTTCATCAAAGATAAAGAACTACTAGACAGGTCAGACGCTACTAACGACATGCTCATGAACTTCTTTGGAGCCAGAAACAACGCACTTCAGATGTACTACCCTGCAGGCGGCTACATCGGATGGCACAACAACTGCAACGCGCCCGGATACAACATCATCCTGTCATGCAACCCAGGTGCAGACGGGTACTTTGACCACTACGACCACGTAGAGGGCAGACTGAACCGCTATCAAGATGAGTCGGGGTGGAACTGCAAGGTCGGATACTTTGGGTCCGACAAGGAGCCAGACAAGGTATTCTGGCACTGCGCAGCTACGAACACGCCGCGCGTGACTCTGAGCTACGTCATCTACGACGAGAACCTATGGCTGGACATGGTCGATGACATCGACTACTCACGTTAACTTTATATGTCTGAAGTGGGGAACTAAGTATGGACCCGAGTACGTTAATAGACTCTACGGTGCAGTTAAGCGACTATATTCTGGAGATCATACTTTTTATTGCTTTACCGATTCTAGCGTGGATCTTGCTAGTGGAATAGCAGTGAGGGACTTAGCCGAGCTTCGAGAAGTCCCGTCCAGATGCTTCACTATAGAGAAGGTGTTTCTTTTTGGAAAGCTGCCCGGAAACAACGTCTTCTTAGACCTAGACATAGTGATACTTAGAAGCCTAGACTCTTACTTGCAAGAGTACGGATTCTCAGAAGGTAGGTTCGTAAAGAATCACTGGATGGACGAAGACTACGTCGAGATGAATTCAGACCGCGGTACAAACTACGTCAACAGCTCCGTCATAGCGTGGAGAGACGACCAGCTAGACTGGGTCAGAGAGTTCTACCTAGCAAACAGGGAGGTAGTAGAGTTTAAGTACGGAGACCTAGACACGTTCCTGTTTCAGGCTCTGAGAAAGAAGCTCAAGTATCACCCGCGCGACCTAGCATACTCCTTCAACGCGATAGCAGACAATAGAGACTACTCGGTAGTGATGTTCAATACTTCTCAGGGTCGAGGAGTCGAGCTTAACGATGCTCCTGATTGGGTACAGAGAGCTTGGGTTGGTAGTGAATCAGTATCGCAGGGTCTTCAAACCACCTAGTCCCGACAGCACTGTCTATAACTTCCCTGAAGTACTTTATCCTGCCGTTCCTGTTTATGAAGGTATCGTCGCCGAAGTTCTCAGCGGTGTGCTTGAACAGGTCGCTGAATAGCAGGTCTATCAGGTAGGTGTGGTCTCCCTTCCAGCCCATGACTGACGTGTTGCCGTAGCAGAGAAAGGCGTCTAGGTTTGCAATTCTACTCGACTTCTGCTGAAAATATGCCTCATCTTTCCAAGGGGTTGCAACTACGCTTATATAATCATCGGCGATGTCTTCCAAGAGAAAGTCCAGTTTCATTTTTACGTCGACGTCTAGATCGAAGTAGAGACCATAGTCAGCGTACTTGAATATGAGTACCTTGTTCCACCAAGTGTCTAGGTCGTACTCCCTGATATCTATGAAGGTGATCGGCAAGTCAGAAGATAGAGTCTGGTCTGTCAGACATACTAGGTTGAACTCGCGCGATAAATACCTATCGAGCAGACCATAGAGTCGCTCGACATGGTGTATTGTATACTTGGGCTTGGTAAGGACGCAGAATACGTTTATGATGAATGGTGTAGTCAAGTTCATAACTCTCAAGTGGGGGACCAAGTATGGACCCGAATACGTCAACAGGCTCTACAACTCGATTAAGAAGACCTACAGCGGTCCATTTGAATTCTACTGCTTTACCGATGAACCCGAGGGGTTACTCTGCAGTACCATCGACATCGCAACTCTACCTAATCATGGATCAAAGGTATTCACCGCAGCAAAGCTCGACCTATTTAACGGGCTACCATTTAAGGGACCGTACGTTCTTCTCGACCTAGACATACTGATACTTAAAGATCTTAGGCCATACTTCGACGAGTACCAGTTCTCGGAGCCGAGGTTCATCAAGTGTAGGTGGCAGCCACCCGAGAGGATCTACGAGTCATACTATCGTGGAGACTGCTACGTCAACAGCTCGTTTGTGACTTGGGACGGCGATCAGCTGAGCTGGGTACGTGACAGGCTTGAAAAGATAAAAGACGTAGTGATGTACAAGATACCATCGTTTGATAAGTTCTTGTTCTATACCAGCAGAAAGCAGTTGACATTTCACCCAGACAGTATAGTATATGCATACAGCTTCGGCTCCGTCTGGCCCGACGTAGAGCCTAGCGTATATAGACCTGAGTACTTCATCTCTATATTCAACACCTCTCACAAGTCAGGCGTCGAGCTAGACGAGGCAGAGGGATGGGCTAGGGACATGTGGGTGAGCAATGAGTAACGAGCTAAGAGCTATATCTGAGACCTATACTCGTCTCCAGAAAGACTGGACGGCGAGGTATGGTAGCAAGAACGACCTACTCGACCGTCAAGGCAGGTATGAGAACGTAATAAAGTACACCTACTGCTTTGATAAGATCAACGAGCACTTTGAGAATCTAGACAGGGTCACTATACTCGCTTCTTCTGCACCCGTAGCACTCTGCTACCTTCTCAAGAAGTTCTACGACAGCAAGATCACTATAGTATCAGACCACCCAGTACTAGACAGGATTGGAGACTTCTTTAGGGAAGAATACGGGACTGATATAGTGGATGCTAACCCACTCTTTGAAGACGTCTCGGAATACTTTATGGATGCTGACCTGGTCATATTTCCAGAGTTCGAACACTTTGCCCCGCTGAACCTCATTAAATACTACGACAAGAAGAAGAACACCCTAGCGATACACTACGTCGACAGGGTAAGTCCTACGAGCATGAGTGAAGAGATACTCAGTACGCTAGATATTGTCGAGCACTGCGACTTTGATGAGTGTATAGAAGTCGGTGCGTTTAAGAATATAAGTGATAGAAACATTTTCTATGGAATAGGAGTGAAATAAAAATGAATATTTTTCCATTATTTGATCAGACTACTGGTCTAGTCATAATTGGGTTATATGCAGCGTTGGTCTTTGCTCTAACTACTGCATTTTCCAAAGGATATAATAAGACTAAAGAAGCATATCTACTAGCAAATAGAAATGTTGGATTCTGGCAGGGTTCAATGTCAGTAGGCGCCTCATGGATCTGGGCACCAGGACTGTTCGTGGCTGCACAGCAGGGATTTAACAATGGAATCATCGGAGTCTTCTGGTTCAGTCTGGGAAACTTCTTCTCTCTTATCTTGTTTTCATTTGGTATTGCAAAGCTTCGCCGTGAGTATGGAAACGGATTTACGCTTAGTCAGTGGTTCAGAACTAAGTATGGTAGGATGGTGCAGTTCTGCGTACTTCTACAGACTGCCTTGTATGCTATTCAAGGGATCACAATCAACATCTTTGCAGGGTCTAAGAGCGTATCACTTCTTACTGGATTGAGTCCATTTGTAGTAAGCATCTTACTCGTAGCTATAGCAATGGTCTACAGCTGGAGAGGAGGGCTCAAAGCAACTATCGTTACAGACATTATGAAGGTAGTAGCTATTTGGGTTGGACTCTTGATAGTAGCAGCATCTGTCTTTGGCACTGTTGGATTCCAACCAGCAATTGACGGTATTGGTGGAGTTACTGGTAAT